CAGTACGGTTTCCACCACATGTATCTCCCATCCTAAAAGTAGCTTTAAGGTTATCTGATGTAACAGACCATATATCTTCAGCTCCAAGGTTTGCAGGTACAGGGTATACTTGAGTATTCCATTCTATAGTTGGAGATTCACAAATTTGGGTCATTGGTACGGGTTCTTTACATTCAGGGTCGTAGTAGGAAACCACACTACACAGATTTGCCCATAAATTTTCTAAACATCTATTTATAACTATAGAAGTTACTGGTTCATTTTGACCTATACAGACTTCATGTTTTTGAAATATTGGTGGTCTGTAACCTTTACAGTACGTAGTATCATAAAATAAACTTGATCTGAACGCTTCTATTGCATCCCACATACGCTGAAAAGCTTTATTATAAACCCAATCTTGTACATATTCATCCCTATCAATAAAAATTTTTGAAACCGTATTCCAAAAACTTTCTGTCATAATACTTTTTGTATTTTTTTGTTTTAAAATATGTACAAACTTTAAAATTTTATCCCCGTATAAAACTAAAACGTTTCTGTATTCATCTTGATATATACCACCAACACCGGTACCACAAAATCGATTATCTTCAAAAAGATTTTTAAACGGTAAACCTACCCTCGTATATTTTTTAACACATGTTTCGTAGGTCACATATATAATTTGTCTATTATAATTTGTATTAATTTTTTTTGGCGGAGAGGTTACATCAATACTATACTCAAATAAAAAACTACCTTCATAACTGTAAACTCTAATAGCATTTTCAACAAGTATGTGTACTTTGTCAGCTTCATCAACACCAACACTTAGAGGCGGTCTTTTTAAAAACTCATTATCAAATAATGTTTGAATCCAATTACCTGTATTTGTATATTGCTTTACACAGTTATTACCGGTATCGGGTACCCAAACGGTATCATGTTTATCGATGTGTATATCATTAGGTCTAAAAAATCTGTTGTTTATTGCTCGCGGCCCCGGTTCACCCCATATATTTTCTAATGTCCAGGGTTCAGTAGTATTCTTTTTATAACTATACACCGCCACTCGGCATAAAACTCGATCTATAACAAAGAAGTTATTTTTACTATCAATTGCAATACCACAAAGATCTTTAAACCCTATAGAACTATCCAAAGTGTGTCGTGCTCCTATAAGCGTTGATTCGTAATCTGAAGATAATACACAAACCGAAGTAGAACGTGTTGCATAAATTATATTTTCTCTAGACGCTACACCTGTATAAATGCATCTTTTTTCGTTTGTACATGCTTTAAGTGGGTCATAGTATTCATCTATATATGGTATATTTACATTCCAATTACCTTCATTACAACCGACGCTGTTATCGTTATCACACTCTTCAAACTCCCAAACTTTTGCATGGGATTCTCCCTCTTTTGTACGTCTCCAAGTTATAGGTAATTCAGATTGGGATGTTGTGAGTTTTTTCCAACTCCAATCCATACAATACTTACCGAAACAGTTAGTGCGAGCACACCAATTTTCTACATAAGTCTTGCAATCAATATTTTCTCCGACTCTACACTCTAAATCTTCCCATGTTACACCCGTAGGAGGTACACTTAAACATCCTTCTTCAATATCTTGCCACTTTATAACATTACAGTTATTTGCTAAGGCTTCTTCTGAGAACAAAGAATTCGGTAATACTCCTAACCAACCGTAATACTCTATATAATCTTCTAATATACAGCTCGAATCTTCAAAATGCTGTATCGCCTGCTGTAATTTTAAAAAAGCATTATTAATATTATCTGCTAATACTATTTCATTAGGTACAATAAAACCTGATGGCGTACATATTACCGCTTTTTTTTGATCAACCGGTACGCATTTTTCGACATTTATAAAATTACTAGTCATAGTACGAAACAACATTCACTATATTAGGGTATGTTAATACCACTTTTGATTTATTTTGTGTTGTAATAGTAATACTTAATGTTTTATAACCGTTAATACTATACACTACAAAAAAATCTTTTAACATATCTTCTCCTGTGTATGTTTTTATAATATTATCTCCAAAATCTACCGTAATCGATTCTAGAGTTTCTGGGTTTGTTAATAAGTTTTCAAATTTTACAGGCTCATTAATAGGTACAAAGCGGTTAGGTGTATACAGCTTTAATACAGGGGGAGGTAGTACAGTAGCGGTAACAGAGTCACAGAAAGTATAAATTGTTTTTGTTGATGTTAGCGTTTGTAGATCGATTCCATGCTCTTTTAATTCTTCTATAATTAAATTTTTGTAATATTCGACGCTCGCTTGAGAGTTTACTCGACCAGGTAAATTACTACCGTCTTTATATGGTATATTAAACCGATAGCGCTGCTCAACATCCATATCAGAGAGATTATGGGGTAGTGAGTAGTCAGGGTGATTGCTTACGCTAATACCAGATAGTTGTATTGTAGCGGACGGGCAAATATCAATATTTTCTCCAGATGTAACAGAAAATATTGTAAATTTATAAGATTCTCTTGTCGTTGTTTTAGAGAGAATATCTCTATACTGAGTAATATCTAATTTAAAATCATTAGTTTTTGTCCCGTTTACACAATTTGTTAAATAAGCTGTCGGTGTATCTATAAACACCATTGAAATATTTGTATTACCTCCGCTTGAAAGCACTGGTACTCCAGCATCAGATAGAGTTTTTAAATATCTTTTATTTACAATAGGTTTTACAGTAACGACATTTTTTATATTTTTCGCTAATACATGGTACCCATTTGACGTGAAGTACCGCACAATTAAAGGTTTTATATAATCTTCTACAGCACGCACAATATCTTTGTGCACAAGAAACATTGATGTTTGATCTGTATACAGTGTTAAGGTGTTTAATACTTGTTCACAAATTAAATTTTGGCATGCAGATATCTTAATATCGGTTTGTGTTTTTTCTGAAACTGTGTACGGTGTTTTACCGTCGGTTGAATACATTAATGTGTAGGGAAAATCTGTTACACTTTCCCCTACTACTGAAGTTACAGACCAATTTCGAGTGGATATAGTCCATATAACTTTATCTTTTTTACAAATGGTATTTGCTTTTGGTAGAGGAGGAGCAGGTTGTAGTCTCTCTTGCCTTAGCCATCGTTTTTCAAAAGGATCTCCACACTCAACTTGAGACCATTTTTTCGGTCTATTAAGATACACTCTATCAAGTGGAGTTATTGCATCGGTAATTGCAGACCATCGCCATGGTAATCCATATGCTTCAACGCAATTATCAGTTATAGGTGACGGTCTGTATATGTCCGTCGGGTTATCAAAAAGCTCCATATACCAAAAACCTTCAAAAAGTTTTGGTGTTTTTTGCGGTAATATGATTACGTTTTTTCCGTTTATATCTTCTATACCATTTAATTCATCTCCGTTAAATGTAGTAGTAGCGGTTAACCCTGGACGAATTGTTTTAGTGTTACTATTTAATCCATATATATCTGGTCTACCGCTCGAAAGATTTCGTACTAGAGTGTCCCAAATTGTAAACTTTTCAAATAACTGATAAGGATCGTAATAAAGAGGAGACATACCACCTGGAGCAATAGGCCCGCCAAGATAATTTGAATACCCGCTATGACTTAATAGATAATAACCATCTGAAAGCTCTAACGCCATAGAGTATGACGTTGATGTTGACATACGTACCGGTTCTGTATTTGCTGGTAACGCAAATTTTTTATAAGCTAAACCATTTGCGTACCCGTAGTGTTCAGTACCATAACCTCTAAACGTATGTACGTATTTATTTGTTAAAAAGGTAAAATGAAATTCATTACTTTGCCCGTCAACAAAGTATTCTCCTGTCTCGAGTAAATTAAATGGTGTAAACCCGTTAAGAGGTTTATGTTTACCGTAAACTGCTCCAGATGGACCAACAGCTGGTGTAGTTAAGCTTTCTCCTGATTGAATACCAAACCAGTCAAAAGGAGCTGTGTTCATAGGGGTAGGAGATACCCCGGTTATCCATTGAAATTTTCCTAAAGATCTCAGCACACCAGTCATATCGGTTATTAAACGATAAATTTTTGTATTATCGTTTTTATAACAAACATAAAGAGAGTTCCATGGATCTCCTATTTGTATAAATGCAATATCGCTCGCATTTAACCCGGGTATTTGCCGTGCTTCAGATTGATTTGTCGGGGTATTTATTAAGTTACCTTTAAACGCTACATGCCAAACCGTGTTATCTGTTTTTGCGACAATAAAATCGGAATTATGGGCCTGGTTGATAGCTAAAAATCTATCAACATTATTGAGAATTAAAGCCGGTGTTGTTGGTCGATCATCAAGATCTAATTCATATAGATCTCCAGTAGATAGTAATACTGCTTGACATCTTGTATGATAATATGATGATGGCATGAATAAATCTTTAAATTTACCCATATTATCTTTTACCCATTGATAAAAAAACGGTCCTCTAGAGCCTTCGTTTAATACACTTTGATTAGGTTGAGGGGTATATTGGGTATAAAAAACATTACCATCTCTGAAAATTGCGCCTGAGTTATAATTACCTGCTCCCATACGTAAAATACCACTTAACCCAATGTATGTTGTACCATCAAAACTCGTTGTATATGCGTATGTAGTATACGAGGGACCGGTTGGGTAACCGCCTAATATGTTTGTATAATTAGCGGTTGCATAGACTGAAGGGGCGTATACTTTATCTCTATCGACAAAGTTAAAAGTGTTCCACCCGTAACCACCTTCACCCTGTATTGTAAATCTATTTAAAAGGCTTTGTCTTCGATCAGGAGCTACAGGGATGTTAGATTCTTGAAAAAAACCTTGCTTTATTGGGTGTATTTTTGTAACGCGCATACCCTGTATATATAATATTTATAAGATTACTTTAAAGTAATCTTATTGGGTGTTTTGCGACATCTGCAGATCCGAATAATTTATAAGCAACATTACCTATACCGTATACAGCCCCGTTTTTTACTAAAAAAATTGACCATTGATGCCCTGTAACGTTACCACTTAAAACAATATCTTTAATGTTTTTGAATGGTAATCTTATAAAATACTGTCTACTGTGAGCATCATATAACGGTGGTTCATTGTAATTTCTATACCCTGCGGTGTATGCGTAACCATCATTATCGACTACCCAAACACTTCCATAACTCTGACTATCCCCATCGGATCCAAAGTTATCACTTATATACACATCTTTTAAATTTGTTAAAGGTACTTTAACACCGCTTGAATTTCTAAACTTACAAATAGTGGGCACGGTAATAAGAGAAGCTGTTGAGTCAACTCCACAGTAACCCACACTACGGTTACACCCCCAGCTAAAAAGTACATTTTTATTAGTAGTAGTGTCAACACATAATGCATAAAGAACCGGGTGCCAGTAGCTATTATGAAAAACAGCTGGTTTAGTCGTTACGGCTTTATACCCTGCTGGTATTTGTACTAACGTAAAAAACCCTTTTGGTGGAGATGCTGTAGGGTTCGTAGTTGTACCGTTACCTAACTGCCCAAAACTATTTTGCCCGCACGCCCAAACTGACCCCCCGGTATCAACATAGTAATGATTAAACGCCCCACCAAACACACTCCGACTGACTGTTACAGCGTCTACAACTAAAGACTCCCCGCCAGCTATAGTGTATTTATAAGCCCGGTTCCAATAAAGCATAGTAGTTGTAGCGTTTGCACCTCCTGCACCTCTCTGTCTTTGTGAATTATCCCCACCAAAAAATAATTGCCCGTTTTTAGTTACAATACCGATTGCTGTAGTGTTTGTATCGACGCTGTTTATTGAAAAATCAAGCACCTGACCTTCAAAATTAAATGCCCCGGTACTACCTGTTTTATCTAAAACAATTGTTTGACTAGTTATTTTACTTGGAGTATTTAATATTTGAACTGCTGTACCTTTTCCAAAAACAGCATCTTTTGTTTCTCCCCACATCCAAAGTGTATCAGTTGTATCGAGAGCCGCAAATAACGACGTACGGCTTGTATCGTTGTTATCTGAACCACATTGTATTTTTTTAATTGAAGCTCCGGAAAAGTTTAGTTTTACAAAACCACACGTTGGTTTATACCCGTTACCTGTTGTTGGAGCTGTACCAAGACCTATATCTCCTTCATTGTAACCTGTAACCCAAGCGGTACCATCACTTAAGAGTGCAAACCCGACTCTAACCGTCCAGTATAAATCAACGATTTGTACGTTTGGATTCTCATCTAAATAATCTACCCCATCAGCACCTGCGTTTCGATCCCAATTTGAATAAAACGGTACCCTTGCATATTGCATCGGTTCAATTTGAGAGCTTGATACGAAAGATGGGGCAAGCTGACCTCCAGCACCGCCATTATACCCGTTGGCTCGGCCCCACACAATGACACGGTTTGTAGAAGTTACAGCAGCACAAGCGTAACTTGAAGGAGCATGTTTAGCTAAGAATTTTATAAACCCGTTTTCTACATCCGGTATTAACGGATCTGCTTTATTATCATCTCCTCCTTGATCAGACCCTACCGCTGTTTTTATTTGTGCAAGCGTCCACCTTCTTTCCCCGCCATATACTGGTTGTGAGTAACCAACTATAAAATCTGTATCCGCTGGTGGGGTTGTTGATGCCGTAAATTCTCTTAATGTTTTGCTTGTAGCCATATATTTATATAATTATATTTTTATTGTTGTTAAATCTATTCAGTCGGGAAAAAACACACCCATTGTTCAGCGTCTTGATATTGTTTTGCAATAACCGAACGGTACACTCCGTCGATAAACGTATGAGAGACGAATATGTCGTTTCGTTCTTTCCAAGGTAACGGTTCAGTTCTTATTAATGCCCCGGGATGGTTACTGTATATACTTACTGTACCAGCAGCAGTAGACCAGTAAATAACAGCATCATCAAAACCAGGTGTTGGTGTTGAATCGTGTCTAAAAACAACATCAGGTACCGCAGGGTACCCCGGATGTCTAAAAGTAACTATAGCTGACCCTGTAAAACCGACCCCGCCTCCGTCCATAAACGCGCCACCCTCTTGATATGCAGATAAAGCATAAAATGTATTTGATTGCAAGATAACATCTTTAGATTTTCCAAACGTCATTACCTGGGCATCTTCTACGAATGTTTTTAAGCAATTCCACGTCGGATCTTGATCACATGTTGTGCCAAATGGTACAACATCCGGTCTTCCTGAAGAGAGCACTTGAGCAAGCATTGTCCAGGAAGGCACTCTTTGTACATATTGATATGGAGCTCCATACCCTGTAGAGCTACCTAAATCAGTGGCTGATTCAAAAGCAGCTGCTGTTGTGTAAGCAGCTAAATAATACCCGTCTGATAACTCTACCGCCATTGAGTACGATGTTGATGTACACATTCTTACCGCGCTCACGCTTGGCGGTATAGGGAATTTTTTATAACCTGATACTGAAGATTGACCTCGAAAACAATGTACATTTTTATTAGTAAGAAAAACCCAATGAAATTCATTTGCACACATATCTACAAAAAACTCCCCGGTTTCTAAAAAATTGTTATAAGTAGCCCCACGTAGATTTAATGGCTGCCCTGGCCCAGAGCATATTGGTGTAAGATTTCTTTCAGTAAACCAGCCCCAATTACTTAAATCTCTCCCTGGGTTACTGCAGTCTATTTCAAATAATACAGACGGATTAGATCTATAAACTACATATGCTGATCTAGATGGGTCCCCGATGCATATACATTTTATTTGATTAGCTTCTAAATTTTTTATTTGTTTAGCATACGCCCCTCGAAACGGATCTGCGGTTCGAGCCCCTCTACAAAAACCGACATGCCACACCCGGTTATCTTTACCTGCTACAAAAATATCTCCATTATGAGATTGATTTATTGTTAAAAACCGGTCAATGTTGTTTAGTTCAACAACAGCGCCTGTATCAGTTTCTCCTTGTATAACTGGTGGCCCGGACACTAACCAGCTGGCTTTTGCCGGGAAATTAGTTGTAGTTAAGTTTAAAAGTATTGCACGCAACTTACCGTCTCTTGTTAAAACCCCTTGTGTGATGTGACCCTGGGTAACATTTTCATAAGAAGACGGCATAAAGAGATCAATCCATTCTTTATATGTGCTTAAAATCCAAGGATGAGGATACTTATCCCCGTTAACATACGCGTTACCGTCTCTAAATATACCAGATTGATTGTAATTACCGTCACAAATTCTAATAGCATTTTTTAATGCGTGCCACGTCTTTCCACCAAGAGAGGTAGTATAATAATATGTAGTTAAGTTACTACCACTACCTAAAACACTTGTAAATGAATGATCTTTGTATAATTGACTACCGTAAATAACATCTCTATCAACAAAATTATACGTCCAGTTTTCATAACCTCCTTCACCTTGCATAGCAAACCGGTCTAATAAATCCCAACGTCTCGGTACGCAGTCTGGTGGAGGTTCCGGTGGTGGAGGGTCATCGCATGAACATTCCCCTACTGTGTTTTTAGCATCGTCCCCGAAGCCAAATATATCAGGCCTTGTAGCTGAAAGATTTCGCTGCAAAGTATTCCATATTTCAAACTTCGCAAAATATTGATATGTCGGAAAACCAATACATGCCACCCCAGCGCTATCCCCAGTTGCATATTGTGTTATCGGTCTTCTTGAAAGCAAATAATATCCATCTGAAAGCTCAACAGCCATTGAATACGAGCAAGATGTAGACATACGAACGGCTTTTGAGCCTGAAGGCAATGGGTGTTGCCAATATGTTATCCCACATCTATCGTATTCATTATCTATAGTACTATAACACAACACTCTCTTATTGGTTAAAAAAACAACATCAAACTCATTACCACAAGCATCAACAAAATATTCATCGTTATCTAAAAAAATATTGCTTGCGGTATTGTTTTTACTCGTAAACCAGCCAAATGAATTAGAACCGTGACCATCTCGATTAGGGTTACTACAATTAATAGGGTATACTTTTTTTAAATCAGAACTATAGCAAACGTAGCAACTATTTGCACCATCTCCTATAGACATAAACTCTATATCATCAGTATCTCCAATATTTGTAATTTCTTGATACGCATACGGGGACGGGCTACCACCCGTACTATGAGTTACAACATGATAGACTTTTTTATCTTTCGATAAAACAAGTAAATCTGAATTATGCGACTGGTTTATAGCTAAAAATCTTTCTATATTTGGTAATATAATAGGTGGTACGAAATTAGGATTTGTAGCAAAATTTCTTAAATCAACAAAAAAAAGATTACCAGTTGTAAGTAAAACAACCTGGGTCGGTCCGCCGTTACCGTGGGTAGAAGGCATAAACATATCCCACATTATGCTTGCATTATTCTTGATCCAATTACTCATATACGGCCCGTTACCGCTATAGTACACTAACCCGTTACGGAGTATTACTGAATTATTATTAGCGGCTAGAGAAACACGAATAGCGCCACTTAAACCATAATAGGTAGTACCATCGTATGTTGTTGTATACTTATATTTGTTGTATTCTACAGCGCCTCCCATATTTGCCTGTATACCTACACTATATTCAGGGGTAGCGTAAATTTTATCTCGGTTAACAAAATTATATGTATTCCACGCATAACCACCCTCTCCTTGCATGGTAAAACGATTTAATAATCTTTGTCGTCTTGGCGGTGGTTTTGGACATGTAATACGTTTTTCTAAATTGTTTGTAATATTAGATAACCGACAATATTCATCTCGTAATCGTAACAAATTACTACGAATCTTGTCATATGAATCTCCAATATATTCATCTGGGCTAATACCATCTGTATGGGTGCACCCAGTTGGTTCAAAGGGCCCGGCTTGAGTTGTTTCTTTACCAGCAGCATTACGCATTACAACGCTTGAAAGTTTTTCAATTGTGGTGTATAAGCTACATCCAAGGTTTTTTAAGTTTATAAAACTATTAATTAAAGGTATTCTCGAATCCTGTAAACAGGTTTCCGGGTCCGGGGGATTGACAACACGCTCTAATTCCGGGCATGTTTCCCATTCTTCTTTTTTACCGCAACGAGGGTCTTCTGGTATACCGAGTTCATCTAATTGACGGTTTAATCCTTTTATAACATGCTCTAATTGACAAACATTTAACTGTAAAATTTGAAAATTATCGTTTATTTTACGTAACGAATTACCTAAGAAATCATTTTCAGCTATATTCTGTATCGGTCTACTACAGGGTGTTTCCATTATATTGTATTATTTATCTAATAAACTTAAGAAAACAATTTGCCTGTTCCTATAATTTTTACAATAATACCCTAAATGAATATTTTTGTAACTAACGAAGACCCTATTGTAGCAGCAAAAGAACTTTGTGATCAACACTGTAGGTCTAAAATGATGATTGAATCAGCTATAATGCTACAAAATTGTTTTACAAATGAACAACTTTCGCATCCTTCTTGCCCGCGAACTAAAACTAATAAAATTAGAAAATCCGGTAAAGGGTACGCAAAACATCAATGTACATTATGGGTTAAAGAATCTCACGATAATTTTTTATGGCTTGTGGAACACGCATTAGAGATGTTCAATGAAAGAAATTACAGATGGCCAGGTTCCCCAGAGCATTTTACTATAACGTTCATTAAGTGGTGCTTACAAAATAAAAACAACACAATTCACACAAAAACGAATCTGACGCCTTTTACGATCGCCATTAATCAAGATAGCGTCTGTCGACAGTTATCTAACTTTAATTTACTTTCAGTACCAGAACAATACCAAGCTTATATTAGACATGATAAACCGTTTGCTACTTGGTCTATAAGACCGAAACCTAGCTGGTTCTAACAGCAAAAAAAAAAAAGCTCTGGCGAACCAGAGCTTTTTTTTTATTTTTTTGCTATTTTGGATCTTAGAGATAAACAGCGGCTTGGCCAGGCATGAACGAGGTACCAAGACCCTTACAAATCAAGAGGTGATAGTAAAGGTTAGCTCCAAAAATGTGATCAACAACACCATAGCGGGTCAAGAGACCAACACGTGGCGAGAAGTCATTAGGAGCAATTGTTCTCTGAACCATAACAGGGATGTATGGGCAGTAAACAATACCTGTGTCATAATACTCAGTGCCTTTGTAACCGAGCAACGCGTAATCGAGTTGAGGTACGCGAGCGCCATTACCAGAATTTGCACCAGTATACCCGGTGTATCCTGCTCCACCAATGTTCTGAGCCTCTGTGCGTGTATCACGGTAGATCTGGAAGCGGCCACCAACAGAGCCAACTTTGGCAATGCCAGTAGGTGCTGTATTGACGTTACCGGCAACAGGCATCCAAGAGAAGTTAGGAAGCGATTCGAAAATCGCGCAGATACGAGGTGTAGCGATGATGAAGTTAGCAGCACCACGACGGTTGCGAACAGCGACGCGATTGGCTTCAACAATAACTCTATTGTAGAAGTCACGGGCGCGCTCACCAGACCAGCGACCATCGGCGGATGTGGCGTCCCAGATCGAGTAACCTGTGCCTTTACCAGCGTTTAAGCAGGTCTGAAGCATACGAGCAATCATTTCACGGTCGATTTCGGCCTGAATTTCATACGACATAGCGTTTGTTAATTCAGAGTCAACATCAATACCGTTCATGTTACGAAGATCTTGCTCGAGCTCAACCGACCACTTAGCAGCGAGACGGCGTGTACCGGCTTCAACAGCTGTTTTACTGAATTCGATTGTGAGTTGAGGGATCTTAGAGGTTAATTCGAACTGACTGATAAGAGCAGCAACACCACCGTCTTCAAGAGCGAGTTCAAACTCACCTGGAAGACCACTGAGAGCGGCACTGGAAGCACCTGTAAACGCAGTGTTTAAGTAGTTGTAACCGATTTCTCTACCTGTAGAGTTAACCTGACTACCACTAGCTTGACCTAGCATACCAGGCTGACCATCGCCTCTGGTGCTGTAACCGAGAGCGGTATCTTCGTATCTATAACGAAGAGCGAAAGCTAAACCAACAGGACCTGTCATGGGCTGTACACCGACGATCTCATTTGTGATGAGTTCGGGGAATGTACGACGAATCATCGGGATAAGAACCTTAGGGAGACGAGCGTCGCCCTGGGCATATGTATCTCCGTTAGGCATTGTGCCAGGATTTGCTTTATATGCGTTTCCACCGAACACGGAACCGGATTGCCCAGCAACGTTTTCAGCTTCAAAACACCATTTTTCCTGGTTTTCCAATAGAATCGCAGTGCTTAAGCGTGTGTGATCGTTAGAGATAGGTGCAACTTTCTCGGATGTGTAATCCAATACTGGCGCCCACTTTTCAATCAAAGCTTCAGCACTCGTTTTATCGATGTGTAGAAGTGTATTTTTTTCCATAATATTAATTTTTTTTCTCTATTTAAGTTTAAGTTATGCGTGATAGATTATCTATAGAGAGGAGAATTATCACCACGCTTCATTACGCTCAGGTAATCTCCAACAAGGCTAGTATTTTGCTCAGCGTTTATAGGAGAAACCTCATCATTTAAAGGTTCATCTACAGTAGGGCGATCTGTCGACTCAACAATTCTGCGAGCTACGTTCTGTTCTTTCGATGTTTCTACTTTTTCAGAAAGCTCTCTTTCATGCATATCTACGACATACTGAAAGTTTTCTTGAATATATTCAGCGGATTTACCCTTTAGTAGTTTTGTTACATACCCTTTTGTAGAGGTAGGTAACTCTTTTGTTTTTTGCTCAAGTAGAAGATTAGCCTCTACTTCATTTAATTTATGATTAAGCTCTGTGTTAACGGAAACTGCTTCATTTAATTCTTTTTTTAGAGAATCAATTATCTTTTTTCCGTCTTGAAGAGCCTCTTTTACCTCACCGTCGATATATGATTCATCAATAGCTACTAACCCGCGAATTGCATCAAGGGTCTTTCTAGCTTGAATATTATTAACGGCTTCGGAAATTTGTTCTGTTGGTACAGTTTTAGTGAGATAAAGATCTAAATAGTTTGAAACCTCACTAACTAAATTACTTTGAAATTCTTTAGCTTCTGTCGCAAGAGCGGTTTCGTATTTGCTAATAACTTGCTGAAGCATCTCGGTGTGGCTTTCATCAATCTTTTTAAGAACCTTTTGTAATTTAGCTGTATGATCTGTATCAATAGCCTCGATAAGCTTTTCAAGCTTAGCTGTATGATCAGCATCAATAGATTCAACTAATTTTTGAAGTTTTTCAGAGTGATCTTCATCAACCTTTAAAAGAGCAGCTTCAACTTCAAGATCGATTTTTTCTTGAAGCTTTTCAGTTTGCTCATTTAATTTTTCTTCAGCAATTTGTTCTGCCTTTTGTTGCGCTTTTTCTGTGACAGCTTGCTCAAAGGCCTCATAAACTGTTGTTAAGGTTTCTTCAGTTACAAGATCTTTAAACTGCTCTTTAAGAATTTCTTTGAAGTTCATATGTGTAAATATTATTTATTCTGTTCTGCTTTATTTTTTTGTACTACGTTGCGAACCTGAGTTTTAATTTTCTCAGAAACAACTTTTTCTAAAAGACTATTAGCATTAGAAAAATCTTTATTTGCGATTTTTCCAATAAACTGCTTTATAAGGGTGTTTTCGTTTTTTGTCATATATTTAAAGACCTTTAATTGTTTGTATAAATTTAAGCAAAGACTCTCTTAAAAATCCATCTTTGTCATGTTTTGGTAAAACTTCAGTAACACTATCGAGTTGTTCATACGCTCTACCAACACATTCAATTATTCGACCATCTGGTTTAAGCATCCACTCTCTAGACTCCATAACAGATTCAAGCATTGCATCTTTTACGGAAGGTTGATGTACAACATCTAAACAGATTAAATGAAAATTTGAAACTTGTTTTGTGTCGGTGTTTTCAGTAATATTACCTAAACCTCTTGTTGAAATACCCATCTGTACGCTATCTTTTATCAAAGACTGTAAAAGTTTACCCATTGGGGTGTTTAAAACCTGCGACTTACCGATAAAATAATTTCCCTGCTGTTTTAATTCAGTAACCATGTGACATGCATTAACAGGGTTTACCTCTATAGATTGTGGGTGGTTGAGTTCTCCAATTGAACGCTTTGTTCTAATCATATCAGAAGTATAGCGATTAACTTCTTTAACCATTTCATCTAATCTATAAACTCTACCGTTTTGATTTTTCTTTTCAGCCATCATGAAAGGCCCAGTGATAAAAACTTTTTGTTCTTCGTTAGCGTTTTTTTCAACAATTAACGTGTCAAGACCTTCGTGGCATTCTTCAACTAAAAATTTTAGTCCCATAATTGTTAATTATTTATGCTAGTAGTGTAACTTTTCTAGCAAAAAAAGAATAAATACAAATGTTATGTTTACATTTATATTAGGTTTAGCTGCTTTTCTTGTTGCAGGTTCAGCTGCTTACTTTTCTGTACTTGGTATCGCAACATTATTTTCTGGTAGTTTTTATCAAGTGGTTGTAATGGCTGGAGCTTTAGAGTTTGGTAAGCTTGTTGCTACTTCTTATCTTTATAGGTACTGGAGACAGACTATTTGGTGGCTTAAGGCATATTTAATAAGCGCGGTTTTAATATTAATGGTAATAACATCTATTGGTATATTCGGTTATTTGTCAGCTGCTTATCAGGTTAATAGTTTTAAGTTTTCTCAAGTCGAAGCTCAAATTCAAGTTTTTGAGACTCAAAAAAGTGCTTTTGATACTGAACTTGAACAGAATAATAAAAGAGTCGAAATGTTAAACCAAGTTCGAGCTACTCAAGAACAAAGAGTACAAGAAGCAGGCAATTATAGATTACCAAGGGAGCAAGCTTATGCTGCTATAGACAAAGCAAATCAAGAGTTACAACAGATTATAGAAAGAAACAAAATCATACAGGAAGAAAAAACAAAGAAAGATGTTGAAATAATAGCACTTAAGCAACAATTTAATCAAGTTAAAGATATTGGTACTTTTAAATTTGTAGCAGATGTTATTAATAAACCTTTAGATAAAGTTGTTATTTTATTTATTTGTATATTAATTTGTGTTTTTGATCCTTTAGCGGTGTCATTAGTGTTAGCGTTTAACGTTGCAACAAGAGGCTCTGTCTTAAAGAGTGATTTATCGACTCCAAGAAAAGAACATTCAAGCACTGTAAAAGAACCTGCTGAACCAAATAAAATTCGAGTAGTCGGGAAACTGCAATAATTTTATTCAGATAAAATCTGCTCAATTATTTTTACAAACGTTATACTTTCGTTTGCGTATATTGCTTTTCTTTGAGCTTCTGCACGCTTGCGTGGTAATGGTTTTTTACTAAAACATTTACCCGATGATTTACAAACCTTATAACCTTTTTTAAATTTTTTAAGTTTATATGGCATTTTATAAAAATATTTTTTGTGCGCCGTAACCCACTGTATTTGGAAAACTTTCAGAAACAAACGCTACTTTTACGTTTTTTGGTTTACCGTTTAAAGCCCAACCGTACATCCAATTCGCAACTTCTTTATTAAGCTTATCCATACCTTCATATATGTATGTACCAGGCTCTGTTGGAAGTTTTTGAACTTCCCAAAGCGGCATTTCAGACACATCATAAACCTTTTTAATAGGTAAACTTGCCTTAGTATACTCAAGAGTCCTATAAAATTTATTTTTACTTTCAATTAATAAAACATTGTTTTCAATTCGCTCTTGGCATAACTCTAACGTCTTTTTAATAACATTTTTTATGTTTTCCATATTTGTATTTAATCTTTACGTTTAGAAATTCCTAATTCTCTCTCAGTTAAAATAATAAAACTATGCCCTTTATTTTTAGCCCATTGCGTCGCACTTTCCCATTTAGCACTATTTTTTACATATTCAGCTTGTCGCCTTAAAAGGGCTTTTGTATTTCGACTCGGCTTAGGTGGCAACGTTTGTATTAATGGTTTTATTTCTATTAAATATTTACTTATAACACCGTTTTTATCTTTAAATGTAATATTATTATCGACAAAATAACGAGAGATTTTACCTGTGAGCGGGTTATGATATGGTATTACAATTGACTCAGATCCCCAACTTAAAACCGATGGGTTACAATCACACCATCTCATAAACCGTAGTTCAAAAGAACTACGATAGAGTATAGGGTGTGTGCCTTTATATTTTTGTATATTTTTAGGTCTAAACACTCCTTGTTTAAAACTCGATGTTCTTTTTCTTTTCAAGTTATTTTTTTAACAAAATGTTGCACATTTATAGTTAGCAGGGTCTGTAGGATCTGTAGATGACATCTTTCCGTACACCGTAAGACCTCCACTCCCACCTACCGTACCACCATCAAAATATAATGTACCGTGAACAAATATACCTCCAGTAGCAATTAATGTTGCTCCATCTATCCACACGTTGCCGTATATATCGATTCTTCTACCAGCACCAGCAAGATTAACAGTACCACATATTTTTATTTTTTCTCCTGCTTTTATAACCCAGTTACCTGTTGATGGTATACATGTACCGGAGTTAGTCTTAGAGGGTGTTGGAGTTACAGGCATTGTTTTTGTTCGCGTTGGTGTTAGAGTTAATGTCGGGGTTATAGTTGAAGTTTGTGTCACAGTAACGGTCGGTGTCGGTGTTGAGGTGGGAGTATTAGTTGGTGTAGCTCTTGGAGTTTTTGTTATAGTCACCGTAGGGGTGTTTGTCGGGGTTACAGATGGTGTTATAGTTTGCGTCGGTGTTACTGTTGGTGTTACTGTTGGGGTGTTAGTTTGGGTAGGAGCTGGTGTTGTCGTTTGAGTTGGAGTCGGGGTTGGAGTTACTTCACATATACTACACTCTGTACTAAACCAAATTTCTTTTCTTTCTAAATGTATATTGTACCTTACTACCCCTTGACGAGTGTACCCGTCTCGGAAGAGCTCTACACTTGTATCTGTGTTTAATACGTTGAGATTATCTGCTGCAATTGCAAGAGCGTTACAAAAATTTGAACCTGCTAATAAGACTGGGTTTACCAATATGGTACCTTCTATGCAGGCTATTTTTCTAAACATACACCAAGTTTTTCCCGAAAAGTCAACAATTTCGCTATCAGTTATAAATGTTGCAAGACACGGATTAATTACCACATAACGAACATCCCCGGGTTGTATATTACTTTCTGGTATATTTCCGTTGTTTGTGTTTAATGTTGGTGTCAGTGTAGGAGTACGTGTTAAGGTAGGGGTTTGAGTTGGTGTGGGTGTTGGAAACGCTGAACCTGTATAAAGAAACCGCCGAGCAGCTAGTTGACCCTCTAATGTATCGAATACAGATGTATGCGTACCGTTTGTTATTTTAACAATTTCATAAGGCGCACATGTCGTGCAAGTACCTAATGCGGTTTCAAGCTCTTCAAACCTTGCAATTTGAAATGCAGTATCCAGTAAACCTTGCACAAATAATGTTTTAGATTTTTGTTCCGCAACAAAATTCATTAAAGAACGATTATAGTAAGGTTGCGGAGATGTAAACGCACTACCAAATGCTAAATGAAGTAATTGACATTCCCGGCTTGATGGTTGACTTCCAGATTCTTCTGAACGACATCTAATATTTAGATTAATCGGGCCCGGTGCATTAGAAATAACCCCGTCTGTTTGATGTAGATTATTTAAACGGGTCGCTAGGTAACCACCTTGGGAATGACCTATAATAAATATTTTTCGAATATTAGCTCCAAACACATTCACCGGGTTAGTTTTTAACCATAGTAATGCTGCTTCTGCATACGCTATATTATTTCCAAATAGCATATTCTCTTGAGGGTATGCTATAGACATAATACCCATATCTGTAACCCCAATACCGGTTTTTATATTAGTTAGTATGGTTTTTGCTGCAGTTAAAGCAACTGTATCGTTTAAAGTAGTACCGTGCAACGCTAGTATAACATCCAGTGTGCTTGATGTTTGAGGTATATAAAAATACCCTGTTAAAGGTGTATTATTATATGTGAACGAAAACAAAGTGTCGTTTATTTGTGTTGGAGTTAGAGTTGGTGTTCTTGTCGGTGTTAAGGAAGGTGTTGGTGTTACCGGTGTACGGGTCGGTGTTGACGTGCGCGTCGGGGATAGTGTTGGTGTTGGTGTTACTGGTGTACGGGTTACTGTTGGAGTTGGTTGCGGTGTTACAGGGGTGTTTGTTGGTGTTGGTGTTTGAGTTACTGTTGGGGTTGGAGTTGATGTGCCGCGCGTTGGAGTCGGTGTAATCGTTGGTGTCCTAGTCGGTGTAATCGTTGGTGTCCTCGTCGGTGTAGGTTGTACAGTTGCTGTTGGGGTATTGGTTGGTGTGTTAGTTGGTGTTAGTGTTTGAGTTGATGTTCTTGTTGGTGTTAATGTGGGTAAAGGTGTCGACGGAGCTTTTGTAGGTGTTGGTGTTACGTATATAGTTTCTTTTAGTGCTGATAGTATAGGTACTGATAGCGGGGTTGTTACTTTCGAAAACCCTAAGGTAAGACCAGTGTTGAAATAGTAGAATGTATATATTTCATTCTGTATCGTAGATAGTTGCGTGTTTTGAGTAACAAACAATTCTGTACGTTGCGCTGAAATATACGGGGTTAAACTAAGCTCGAGCTTACAAGCGCTAAAACTTGTTGCATTAAAAAAGTTTGTAAATGTTACACCGCTCACTGTACCAACTGTTAAACAAAATGTTTCAATATTTTCATCAACAAGAAAATAATACGGTCGCTCAGGGTTAATAACCGTGCAGTTAACTTTTTGTTTTATCTCTAAACCTTTTGGTAACAAAACAGGTTTCTGTATCATAAGAGCTGAAGCAGCTACACCTTCTCCAGTCTCAAATATGTTAACGGGTAATACATCGGTTAGTCTTTGATAGTTACCAGAAAGCGCGTTTACATTTAAAGGCGCAGCATAACCTAAAAACTCTACCCATGTCGTGGTTTCATCATACGGTCTATAAACAACTTTACCTTGTAATTTATTATAATGTTGATGATCTATAGGGTAAGGGTTCTGCACCGGAACTTTACTTGCTAACAAATACGGATCAGTGGTTACTTTAAAACCACCTGTGTATCTATTTCGTAAAAGAAATAGAGGAACAGAATTTTTTACAGGTACAGGTAAAGAAGCTCCTACAGGCTCTATATTTAAAACATTTTCAGGTTTTCGTGTTGTTAATATTCTTTGCCCGTTTTCAAAGACGTTATATAGAGGCATTCCACCACCAACTTGGGTGTTAGTAAAAGTTTTTTTACCTGTTTCTACATACTCAACAAGTGCGTTTGAAACACCTGCAGTTTTATATAATGGCCCAATAACAATATAAAAACGATTGTAAAATCCTTCTCCAGGAGCTAATGCTACATGCGTATCTAAATTACAGTAACTAATGTCTTGTAATGACCCGCTTAAAGATTTTCCAAAACTTAAAACTGTTTCACTTACCTGCCAACGCTGGGGCGAATTTATCTCTAAACCACTTTGATACCCCCACTCTTTATCTACACCTGTAACTAACGTGACCCCCATAGCTGCAGGGTTTTTTTCCTCACTTGACCAAGTAAACCACCCACCGTATTCTTGATTTGAAATTAAAAAATTAGTGCCTGTTAAAACATCATTCGATGTATAGTACTCATATGTGTTATTACTTTTACTTACAACTGGCACACCGAGCTTTGATGAGCGTAAAGCTAAATGCGGGGAAAATATATGCTCGTAGACAGAATTACCAAAATTGTAAGCGTATTGGGTAACCTCAATTGCCCCGGCTCCTATATCTCTATATTTGTTGTAAATAATAACATCGCTACGATTTACACTTGGTGTAGGTACTGTGCCTAAATTTGCAATTGAAAAGCTTTTTTCTTCTGCATTATATTGTTTAAATAACTGAGGGGAGTAAAATAGCTTTGTATTCGACGGGTCCAACCCGGGTATTAAATTCATACCAGATCCATACACCTTGCTTTCAAAATTAAAAACCCTGGCAGTTAAATCAATAAAATATGTCGACGGACTAAATAGCATTATATTTACACAATCTTCGACCCAAGGGGAAAGAGCTGTCTGAGATTTATACTGTATAGGCATTAACTCTCCATACTCAGGTACAACTAAAGAATAAAGCTGACCACCTTTACCTATTCTTATTTTCCACGGTGTGTCTGTGTAATAATTCGGTTCAGTGACATCAGTTTGTATATGTTCAAGCTCTGTTTCAAAAACATCTACTTCGTTAAATGGTTGTATATTTGAAAAAATTTGTGACCAATTAACGGAATCAAAATACCATTCCGGTGTAAAGATAGGAAAATCTTCTATATTTCTTTTTATGAGATCTCTAGTTTGTATGGGTAATGGATCTCTCATAAGAATCTAAAAACGTTAAAGAATGAAATAGAGAAATCGGTTTCATCTTCAGGGTTAGTACCTGCTACAACCTCTTCATCATACGAAAAATTATCTTGATCACTGTCAGAAATTTCACTTGAAGGTATTGGCATCATTATCTCATAAGGTACAAAAACTCTTGAGGTAAGTAACGGAGAAAATGTTATACGATCGTATAAATCTGAATGCTGTAAGATTAAACGTACTCTATCCAAATAATTATACGTGTACGCAACAGGTAACACAGCGTGAAACTGTAGATTTATAACATTAGTTTGTTTATCGAGATTTAAATCGACAGAATTTATAAAAACTGCATGCTCATTAAAAAACTCGTATGTTTTTGATATTTTAGACATATCTTAACCAAGAAAAAACATTGGAGGGTTATTATCTGTATAACTATTCATTAGCTCTTTTTCAAGTTCATCTTTTTCTTTTAACCCTTGACTCATAAAATCATCAGCGTTTACAACACCTCCACCCATAAGCGCGGTATTCTTTATTTTACCTCTCACATTCGCTACAGCAATCTTCGTTAACGCTAGTGTGTATTTAAAAACCCATCGCTCTCTTATTACATCTTTGACCGGTCTTTCAATATAACACCCAACTACACCGTAATATGTTTGTGTAGAACTAGGTTCAGGTATAATACGTAAGTTTTGTGTTCTATTATCAAATCTAAAATGCGGAGTCATAGCTAATACTTTTGTACGTAAGTCTATGAATTGTTTTAAAACTTCCCAAGTTGTTAAATCAAAACCGAAACTACCAAGCATGTAAGAAGAATAAATTTGCTGTGAAAGAGCTTGCTCAAGTGTAAAAAGTGTGTTTATACCAGTAGATTCTCCATAATTAAACGAAAAACAATCTACAACTTTTCTGTAAGAAGCGAGATCATAATCATAACTAGCTGTTAACCCTGTTGTTACTGAGTTAAGCATTTCTGGTGTTGAATTAATCATGGTTCCAACATCTAAGCCTATACCTTTTTTATAAAGTCTGGAATCAAAAACAAGATATTCTTCTGTTTGGCCGGCCCATTTTGTAAAGTATTCAATTGCATCTGTAATATTGCTATACATTTGCTCATCAGAGATTTCAATATTAACTAACGGGTGACCTAATTGATATTTTACTCTTAAAGCTAAAGTATCATAAGACGTAATTTGTGGGTTTAAGGTGGTACCACCTCGATAATTAGCAGGAAATACAGACATACTTATATTTATTAAGATTGCCTGTTGTTAGAAATATTTTATACAGGTGTAGTTCCAGGCGTAGAAGTACCTGGAGCTGTAGTTGGTGTTTGCTCTGGAGCAGCTGCGCCAGTCTCTGGTCCGGCTCCAGCTTCTGATGGACCTTCACCGAATTCCGGTATGTTACTAGCTCCAGGTGAACTACCCCCACCGCTTACTTTCTCTATACCGCTTTCCATACCGCCCCCGCCTACTCCTCCCCCTGAACTCTCTCCTCCACCAGCTCCTAACTCACCCATTTGCGCTTGCGCTATTTCTCTAAAATTAGGCCCCATGTTTTCAATTTGAGCTAATTCCCATTTTAATGCTGCATCTTTCTTTTGCCATTCCCGGTTTTCTTTCATTAAATCATCTGTTAACCCAAGGAAATATTTTTGAGCATAAGATGGCGCTAAGGTATTAGTATTAATAGCATTTGTATAGTTAGTAAATTTAATTTCTAAAAGCTCTTGTTCTTTCATGGCCATGAAAGATGTAGGTATATTAAATTTTACATGTAAATATCTCTCTCTTATTTTATATTGTCTATAAAGACCTTTTAATTTTAAATGTGCTATAAATGATTCTCTTATACCTGCAGCAAATTGGCGTTGTATACGGATAATAAATCTGGCAAATCGAAGCTCTTCTCTTGTTATTTCTTTCCCATCTTTAAACGGGCTGTCAGCCACCATAAATCTACCAATTGGTACACTTAAAGAATTATAAAGCTTTTTTAAGAAATAATCTAACTCTTTTATTTCTCCTAAATTACCACCAGAAGGTAAGATCTCTACGTCATTACCGTTACCTTGAGCGTCTTTTGTAAACCAATAAGCATCCAACATCGATTGCGGATCATAAACATTAGTTACTCTTCCGCCCTGTTGGGTATCGTAATTCTTTTTAGTCCAATGGGCCTGCATTAAACGTTTCAAATACGCTTCTGCTTTTGGAGCAGGCATGGAGCCTGTATAAACTTTAAATTTTAACCTCTCTGGTGCTCTAACTAAACGATATATAACAACAGAATCCTCAATTAATGATAATAAACGATACGCCCTTTTAGCGTTTTCAATAAAAGGTAATCTTATTGTTTTAAACTCATTCCAAATATCAGAGTGTATATATGTAACTTGACTTTGCTGTAAAAAGAAAATTTCTTCTTGATCTTTTTTATTAATAGTAGTTGATGGGCCTTGTACAGGCTTTCTCAATAAGAACCCTTTTACGTTTTCATTCTGTACATTATTATAAACAGGGTTTATAAGCTCTGTCGGTAAACTAATAAGCCCGATAATACCGTATTCAGGGTGTTTTGAATCAATAATATTTTCAAAAAATAATTCTCCATCAATTAAAAACTGTCTAAAGTATCCCCACCCTTTGTTCTCAATATCAAAAATATTAATGAATTTTTTAAACTCTTTTTCTATTGTTTTCTTAACTTCTTTTGGATACTCACCACGTAAATTAAAAACTAAAATATCATCATTTTCATCTTTAACTATACATTCATCTGCAATTTCGTTAATACAGTCAGATAATTCAGCATAAGCTGCCATTCTTCTGTAATCTTGCAATCTTCGAAATTTATCTTTATCAATATTTGCGTAAACAAAGTTTTGATAATCTTTGTTAATTAGTAAAGATCCTGGTGCACCTACGCTTGCATCTTGTGGAGATATTCCATCTTGTTGTAAAAAGATAGATTCATCTTGTACGTATTCATCACGTACCGGGGTAACAGATTTAAAAATATCATACTTCGGGTTTTTTTGTATGATACTATCAATTATTTGGTACGCATATGGTAACTTAGAAAGAAAAGAACCTAGTAAGTTTGTAGTAGGTGCAACATTAGAGCCGGTAACGTCTCCACCTGTACCTGGTACTGCATTTGTATTTGTATAAGGTCTGTAGATCACTTTTTATATTTATCTACCTACCTCAAACAAATAAAGAGGTATCTTACCTTTTACCAAATATCGTTTGTAAAATTAACTCTCTTCCAGATATCTGTAGAAGGTACTGGCCCCCATGTAAAAGCAGCCTGACCGGGTATTACAAGAGGTGTGTCGACGAATACAGTATAATAACCAGGATTACCACCGTTATTAACTTGATTGATTATCGCAGTAGAGCCGTTATATGTAACCTGCCAACCTACTTGCGGTAACTGATAACTATCAAGCACTAAATATCCGTTATTAACCCCATCTGCGCTGCCTCCAAGAGGTTCGTGTACAACATTGTATTGTGTACCACCGTAATCTTCAATACAATAATAAATGTAATTTGAATCAAGTGCAATATCACCTTGCTTATCTCCTGTAGCACCAGTGCTTTGTGAGGGTACCCCTACAACACGCACAGAGTATGCTGTTGCAGGATTAGTACTGAATGTTACATTACCGTTACTCGGTAATATTACGTTACCGCTTGCATTGAAAATAAAATCATGATTATTACTCTTTACAGTAACACTAGGGTTCACACCTGCACCGATTTTCACGTGACCTGTTTCTCCGCCTACTATTAGTTCAGCACTAGAGTTATCTTGCTGCCCGCCTGCTCGGATGTGAATATGAGGCGGTGTACCTCCTGTCGGATCAATTATTAGGTATTGATCCGAAGAAGAACGAGTAGCATCAGGGTGTAGTTCTAATGTTGTATAACCATTACCATCTCCAGAAGAAAGAGGGTGAGAGAGTATGGAGCTGTTTTGAGAATAAGATTTATTAATGTGTATATTTCCTGGTGTGCTTAAATCTCCTAAAAAATTAAATGTCCATGTGTGTCGATTATCAGCATTGTTAGTAACGAGTTGAATACCGTCATCTTCATTTTGATCATCTAATCTGTTATGTTCTAACTCAAAATTACTCCCCGCGGAAATATATACATCATCAGCAGCTTCCAAATCAATATCTCTCCCGGAAATAATATCGATATCATTATCATCTGTAGCCATTCCGAAAATGTTATTTTCAACATCGAGACCTACTGTATTGACAAAATCATATTCGAACTCAATATAGTTTACAGTATAAGGATCAGAGGTAGGTGTTTGATCAACATAAATATCATAAACATCCTCGTTACCCCAATCCATACCAATAACATTTGTGATAATTTCTCCTTCTCCGGGGTTTACCGTTAATTTGACATTTGAGTAATTGTAAGGAAAGTCATTATTACCGTCGTATTTTCTACGAAGTCTTCTAAGTAATTGTCTTTGATAAAGCCCGTCAGTAGGAGGAAACGTGACAGTTATTTTACCGAGACTTCCTTCAGGACCAGTTCCTAATGCAGATAGAAAAAGTACCGTAGTGTCAAATTCCCCTTCTCCGTTGGAAATACTTCTGCTATCGCTTTTAGGAGCTTCTAATTTAAAAGTCTCTGCTGCACTTAATGTCTCTCTAATAGAATTAATTGTACTAGAGTCCGCTGTTGTAAGTTCAATAGGCATATTATTATTATTATTTTTATTATTTAATTACTATATGTTAAATTTTGACCGTTAAATGTTATCTCATTATCAAGGTATGTTATTGTGTTCTGTGACTGAGGTGTTGGCGTTGGAGTCGGTGTTTCTGTAGGGGTAGGTGTTGGCGTTGGAGTCGGTGTTTCTGTAGGGGTAGGTGTTGGTACTGCGAGGTTGATTTCT